GTGAGAGATAACGTCGTAACAGGACATGAACTTCCCGTTACCGGACACCTGCCCCGTCACGAAAGCGCGGTTGTCAACGTAATGCTCCCAAAAAGGGTCTGAATTTGCGCTGTCCGCTTCGGGGTCGGTGGAAAAGTCGCTGTACCAGTTTATCGCCGTCACGATGAAGGGGTCAAGCCCGTCGAAGTGCGCAACGACGTGCGGCAGTTTTTTGAGGCAGCGGGCAATAATGGTCACGATGCGGCTTTGCCCTTCATATTTGTCGAACCACTTCGTTGCGCTTGTTATGTCTTGCCGATATTCATAGTTTTTCAGCAGCGCGAGGCCGTCAACTGCCTCTATTTTGAACCCGTAGGGAAAGTCAAAATCCTGTATCGAAAGTTCGGGCGCGTTGACAACGCCCGCCCAAAAAAACACTTCGTCTTTGTAAACAACTATCGTGAAACGACCTTCCGCCGCTCCCGCGAGGTCGGTGATAAGGTCTTCGTGCGTTTCGTTTTGCACGACCATCTCAAAGGCCGCGCTTGAGCCGAGAACAGGGGCGTAAACGTCGCCGCCGTCTTGCCGCCATTGAAACTCTATGCCGTCGCCGCCAAAAACAAAAGAGGTGGGGTCGCCAACGAACGCGCTGTCGTGAATCTCGGCCTTCCAGACGATGCCTTCCGACCAACTTTTATCTTCGCTTACGAAACGTGCTGCCATCTATCGAAGTCTTTGTGCTTTTTGCTGCGATTTTTGCCAAAGGAAATATATGTCATCGCCGCGAATTACCGAAATTATTTGCCCGTCGCGCAAAGAGCCGCCTCCTCGCGCAGCCATCACCTCGCTAAAAACGTCGCGCATCTTGTTTTCGGGGGTCACGATTTCGGGGTTTGTCCTTGCGCCCGCGTATTCGCCCGCCATGACAAGGCGCGGGGACGTGAGAACGCCGCCCTCTGCCAAAGCCGGGATTCCGACCTTTTTTATTAGCGCGTTGAACAGCCCGGCGGCGATGCTCCCCGCCGCAGTCGCAGCCGCGATGTTGAACGGGAACGGCACACTTTGGAGGGCGGAAAGTGCCGCCCGCGTGACCGCCATCTGAATCCATGCCCGAATCACTTTTGCCGCCGAACCCAAAGCCGCTTGAGCAAATTCCTTTAAAGAACTCGCGCCCTTCGCCGCCGCTTCTGCCATGCCCTCCGCCGCTGTGACAATTACGCCTGACATTATTTGCCCGTTTTCGATGAGCGATGCCGCAAGGCTTTGCAGGGAAATGTTTAGGTTGTCGCTGCCCGTCCTGATTGCCTCATAAACCTTCGCGGCTTGCCCCGCTATTGTGAGGTTCGTCTGCATGGCAGATGTGGCAATTCGGATGCTTTCCGCCATTTTCCGAAACGGGTCTTCGCCCTGCGATTGCAGGGTTTCCGGCATCAGGTTCAGCGTGGGCAGTTGGGCGAAACTTGGAATTTTAGCGACCGCCTGTATTTGTTCGCCCACCTCTTTGGCGGCTTTCGCCTGTTCTTTTACAACCGCCGTGCTGCTCTTTGTCTTTGTTGTTACGTCCAGATTTGCCGCCGCCAAACCTTCGAGTGCCTTTTTCTCCGCCTCCAGCGTCTTTCGGTTTTCTTCCATGTTGCCCCGCGCCGTGTTCACTTGCCGCGAGACGAAGCCCCACGAATTGCCCATTGACATTACCACGTTCCCCGCCGTTTGCCAAAACGAAGGGTCGGATGTTTCTTTCAAGTTTCGCAGTTCGCTTTCAATCTCTGCGATGCGCTCCGTCGCTTGCCGCACCGTCGCCGCTCTGACAAGGGTAGAAATTAGCCGCGCCGTCACCCTGTCCAGTTCTACCGTGTCAATCGTTTCGCCTTTCAGGGCGTTGCGGTAATCGGGCGAAATGGCTATCAGTTTGTCCATTGCCGCCCGCCTTTCTTCTTTGGTCTTTGTGTTGTCTTTTACGACATCTGAAAGCAGCCTTATTTCTGCCGTTTCCCGCGCTACCGAATTTTCCGCCTCTTTTGTCACGTCGTTCACCGACCGCGCCGCGACCGCCGCCGCGCTCATGTCTTTCGACATTACCGCGAAGGCCGCCGCAGCCGCAAGCACTACGGCTGCGATGCCGCCGATAATGGAGGCTTTCATGGCAAAATCCAACGCCTTCCACTTCGTTATCAAAGACGGTATCGCTTGCCCCGCCATTTGTTGGGCAAGTGTTCGCTGCAACACCAAAAAGGCGATATTGAGTTTTCCCGCTATCAAAACCCCGTACTGCATCGCCTTAAACGCCGGCCCCAGCGCAAGGGCGAAAACGCCAATCCCGACAACCAAACGTTTTGTGCCGTCGTCGAGGTTGCGGAACGACGCGGCAAGGTCTGTTACCCATTTTGCGAACGCATCAAGGTTTCCAGAAATATTGAAAGTTTTATTTAATTCCTCTCCTACGCTCGCAAGTGCCTGTTTCACCGCGTTTTGCGCGTTCACAATGGCGTTGGCGATGCCCCCCTGCGCCCTTCCCAAATTCGACATTTGATTTGTCAGCCGCGTTACAAAATCCTCCGCAGAAACGCCCAAATCTCGCAATCCCTCCGCCGTCGCCGTGCCAAATTCATCCTGCATCACTTTGGCGAGAACGGGCATATTTTCAAGGATAATGCTAAGGTCTTCCTGCATTATCTTGCCCTTGCCTATTATCTGTGTAAACTGCTTGGTAACGCCGTCAAGTTGGTCTGCCGTGCCGCCGGAAAGAGCAAGCGCGTTGGCGAGTTCGACGATGATTTTTCGCGCCTGTTCAGCCTCAAAACCGACGCTTTGAAGGCGGATAGAACCTTTGACCGCTTGCTCAAAATCAAGGCCGGGCGCAAGCGCGGCTTTCCGCAGTTCGTCGAGTTCTATTGCCGCTTCCTGAACGCTTCGCCCCGCGTCTTTCATTGTTCCCTCAAATGCCAGCCGCAAACTTTCCATGTCACCCGCCGCCTTGACGGACATAACGCCGAACGCCGCCAGCGGTGCCGACAGCGCAAGGGAAAGGGAATTGCCGATGCTGGAAAATGAAGACACCGCGCCGCGCAAAGACTTTTCGGCCTCGCGGATTGCCTTGTTGATGCCCTTAACGTCTGCACCAATCCTAAAATTTAAGCCGGGCGCGATTGTTGCCATGTGTTACGCTTCTGGTAAAATTCGGGGCATTGTTTCGCCTTTGAAAAAATCTATTGTCCTTGCGACCTTTAGAACTTTTGCGAGGTGTTCGCGGTCTTTTGCCAGTCGCTTTTCTATCGCTTCGAGCGTTTCCATGTCGCCGGGCAGGTGGTACAAATCTTCGGGGCGTTTGACAGCCCCTTTCTTTGTGTGCGGCAAAAAGGAATAAAAGGCGACCATCCTTGCGTTTCTCGCCTCTTCGAGCCGCACACTTTCAAAGCCTTTCGACCTGAAATAAAAATAGCGGGGTGTGGTAATGTCAAATTCTTCCTCTGACATTCCCATTCGCCCCGCTATTTCGTATATCAAAGGCCAATTCGTCAGCCCGTCTGACCCGCCGGTACTATCGGAACTGTCGGCTTTTTTTTTGCCTCCTGCGGGGCTTCGTCTTGCTTGTTGAGCGAGTTTGCCAACTCCTCAAGCCCTTTTGTCACAACGCCCCACATATCGGGGCAGTCGTCCAGCATTTCTTCGACTTCCTCAATCGGGAAGGCTCGCGGGGCTTTTGCCTTTTTCGCGCCCGTTTCGAGGCCGCAAGACATAATCAGCGTAATATCGGAAAACATGACGTTTGCCATGTCGCCGCCCGCAAACGAGAACAGCACCGAGCCGATTGGCCGTTTCGTCGCCTCCTCGAATCGCCGAACGCCCGCCATGCCGAACGCGAACGGGTATTGGTGTTCGCCTATTTGTATGTAAATCATTGTTTGCCTTTTTTAGAACGTTCCGACAAAATATTGCCCCGTGCCTTGCAGCGTCGCCGAAAACGTCATATTGCTTTCTTGGTCGGGGCTGCCGACCTCCAAAGAAGTCCAGTAGCCCGCGCCTGACAGTTTCACGTCGCCGGAAACTGCCGTCCCCAAAATCCATGTCTGCTGCGTTCGCGCCCGCAAAACAGCGTCAATGCCCGTTGAGGAGGTGTAAACAGAAAGCGTGTCATCGAAGGCAAGGAGGCCGGAAATAGAGATTTCGTAAGAGCGCAAGCCCTCAAGCAGTTCGCGCCAACCGCCGCTGTCTTTGGTCGTAATGTCGCGGGGTTCGTGGTTGACGGAAAAGGTCACGTCGTTTTGGCGGCTCACGACCGTGCCGCCTGAAACGCCGCCCTGAAATTTAAAGAGTGTGGTATTTACTACGTTTGTTGTAGGCATGGCCGTTAATTTTTACGGTGTTCTGTGAATCCGAACTTGGTAGTCCGTTGATATTCTGAAAATGTCTTTTTCTGGTTCCATCGTTTGATTTCGGTTCTCAAACCTCACCCCGTCCACGAAATAGGTCGCGTCGTTCGGCACAATCACGCTGCCCCTGTACCTGTCAATCGCGCCCCTCACCGCTTCGTCTATTTGTTGCGCCCTTAGCATTGTTGCCGCGTAACTGTC